GAACGTGGTGGGCGAGACGTCGGGGCAGATCGGAACGTTCTTTACGACGACCGACTTGGCGCCGATCAATCCTGTAACCGGCGCACCCTATTTCACGCTGCGCAAGGAAGGGTGGGGGACCGGTTGGGGAGTCAACAACGTATTGCGATTCAACACCGTCGGGCCGAATGCTCCGATTTGGATTGCCCGTACCGTTTTGCCAGGCGCCGAAGCGGTAACGGATGACGCCTTCCGCTTGCAGATGCGCGGGGATTCCGCGTAATGAAGACCTATCGTGATGTTGTTCTGGAGGACAACCCGCTCTTCTATTTTGAGTGCAACGAATCAGCGGGCACGTCAGTGTCCGATTCATCGGGTAACGGTCATACGGGACAACTACAGCCGAACTATTCGTTGTCCAAAGCCGGCATGAGCGGCAAGACGGGCAATGCCATCCAGTTCACGGGCGGACGAATTGAGGTTCCCTATTTCTCCGGGATCAAGCCAACAGGAGATTTCACCATTGAGATGATCGCCAGGTGGAGCACCACCCCGCAATTCGGCGGTATGCTGTTCGGGTTGTTTAATTCCGCTTCGCCGTTCACGGGGCCGACTGTATTTGCCGGATATGATCAAGCTACTGGTTCAGATAACCCGAACCTGATTACATTCAGGCAGTCATCTAATGTTGCCGATGCTATCACCATTGGTGGCGTCGGAAATGCTTATAATGATAACGTTTATCGGCACATGGTTTTTATTCGGCGCGTGCTTGCGTTGGAAATCTATTTGGACGGTAATCTTGTCGCGTCGAAGGTTCTTCCCAATATAAAAAACCCCACGGACAATTCCACCCTGTATATTATGGGTCGATCGGGATTGCAGCAACAGCAAGGTTTGCTTGACGAATGCGCTTATTATCAGTCAGCTCTCGACGTCGAACGCATCAAATACCATGCTGCCTATGCTGCAGATAAGCGTATGGTTTCAGGTAACGCCAAACTTGATACTGGCGTGGCGGCAGATGTAGTCGCGGCGCATGACTGGTCTACTCACGCCCTGATTTCCCAGCGTTCGCCGGCGTCAGATGGGTCGTTTCGCATTTATGTTCCGGCTGGCCAAGTAAGCGTGACGACCTATGGTCCAGCAGGATATCAGCCCGTTACGCATGGTCCCGTGGACCCTGTAGCGTTGGATTAGATGCATGTCTGGGTATTCCCCACCCGTTGGCGGCGGCGTTAATGTAACCCTGAGTTCCGGTTACATTCCACCCGTCGGCGGCAGTGTTGTGGTGGTGTTGGGTGCCGGGGTGGTTATTGCCTCCGCGGCCTATGCATCTGTCGTTGCGCGTTTCGCTGCGTCTCGATCGGTGGGCGCTCGGCCACTGGATACGCGGTGGGGAGCGCAACGTGGGCATGACGTTGCACGCCGTGTCGATTGGAATCGTGGCGCGTCCCGAAGTGTGGCAATGACGCTGGACTGGGGGCGACTGAATCTGGCCGATGTACGGCAAAAACAAGCGTGGTCGCGAACCAGTTCACGAAATAATGTCGCCGACATTTTGTGGTTGCGCGTATTCTCGACCGATCATCATCTGAGCGGCGGCTGGGAGAAAACGCATATAATCACGTCTTATGATGTGATTTCGGGCTGGCGCAGGGTGTACGCGCGAGACCACGATGAAATGGCGCCATGGTTGGCAGCCAAGCCACCGGCCTTGTTATATCGACCACCCAACGCTTCCTATACGCCGCCAGGCGGCGATCAGGTGGCGGTCACCTTGTCTGCCGGGTATTCCGCTCCGGTGGTGCCGATCCACGTAGTCATGATCGGGAGCAACGATGATGCACCGGTTGTCGTCCAGCGCTCCGATCCACCGCGTTGGATCATCCGCTGGGGCTTGGTCGCCACCGCCGACAACCGCTACGTGATCCGGTGGGGCCTCGGCGACCAGTACCGCCGGCCAGACCCGCCCCCCATCGACAACCCCTGGACCGGCAGCCCAAATGAGCCGCCGCCCATCCCCATGGCCCGCAGGGTGTACATCATCATGAACGACGTGCAAGTGGTACGGCTGCCCGAGCGCACGCCGATTGATGTGTTGTCGGTCGACCTCAACGCATCGGTCGACAGTTGGGCATGGACGGTGCGGCTGGAGCTGGCCGACCCGTCGCAACTGGCGCTACTCAAGCCCGACGGCAACGGGCCCAAGCTGGTCGAGATCACCATGAACAGCTACGTGTGGACGGCCATCATCGAGGGCAGGGAGCGCAACCGCGTGTTTGCCGATGCCGCGGTGACGGTGACCGGGCGCAGCCAGACGGCACTGCTGTCGGGCGATTACACGGCGTCGCGCAGCAAGTCGTTTGAGGATGCGTATTCCGCGCAGCAGCTGGCCAACCTGGAAATCAGCGAGCGCGCCTTGCCATTCACGATCGACTGGCGCGGCCTCGATTGGGTGGTGCCGGGCGGCGTCTGGTACTACCAGGGCCTGGCTCCCATCGACGTGATCGCGCAGATCGCCGCCTCGCGCGGCGCCGTGCTGCAGTCCGCGCCCGCCGATGCGAGCCTGATCGTGCAGAGCCGCTACCCCGTGAGTCCTTGGGCGTGGGACGCCGGCAGTGCGGATGTCGCGTTGCCGATCGACTGGGTGACCAATGTCAACGCCCAGCAGCAGAGCAAACCGATGTATGACGCGGTGATCATCGCCGGCCAGGCGCAGGGCGTGCTGGCCAAGGTCACTCGGGCCGCCAGCGCCGGCGCCACATTCGCGCCGCAGGTGGTCGATCAGTTGATGGTTACCGCCGACGTGGCCGCCGAGCGGGGCCGCAACATCCTCAGCGATCGCGGAATGCAAGAACAGGTCGACATGGATATCCCGCTGTTCGCGCCCGGCACCGTCACCGCCGGCATGTCCGGCCTCTACCAGCCGCTGCTGCTGGTGGACGTGCAAGACCCCGCCGACCCCTGGCAGGGCCAGACCGTAGGCGTCTCCATCAGCGCCCGCCGCGGCGGCCCCGACAACAAGGCGCTGGAGATCTGGCAGCGCGTTTCCCTCGAGAGGCACCTGACCGATGCTAGTTGACGTCTGGAAACGATTCGAAGGCCTGCTGCCCTCGCAAACCGTCACCATCGCCACGGTGGCGGCGGTCAACACCGATGGCACCAGCTCGCTCACCACGCCGGAAGGCGGCACGCTCCGCGCCATCGGCACCAGCGTCGGCGTGGGCGCGAATGTCTACGTGCAGTTCGGGCGCATCACCGGTCCCGCGCCCACGCTGCCGACCTATGATCTGACCGTGTAGACTGGCCCGGCGCGTGCTGGCAATTACTGTACTGTGAGCAGCTGGAATCGTTCAGTAATTCGGCAAAGCGTTGCCACACATCATTTCGAGGACACGACATGAAGCGATGGATCGTATTGATGGCTGGCCTGTTGTTGGCGTTTGCCGTACAGGCCAGCGACAGCGTGCGTTTCGGCAGCCGCGTGATCACCGTCGGCGACTCCGAGAGCAAGGTGCTGGATGTGGCCGGCGAGCCCGAACGGCGCGTGCAACTCCAGAACCGCTATGGCGCCGCCACTGGCTGCCGACTCGATTACGAGGTGGGGCGCAAGACCGTGCAGATTTTCATCTCGCAGGGCCGCGTGGTGGCGATCGACGAGGTGTACTAAACGTGCGCCTGGAAGACCTGCATGTTGACCAGCGCGTGATGGTGGTGAGCGATACGCTGCATGAAGGTCGGCTCTATCTGCACGAGGTGGACGTACATCGCATCTACCACCCCGACACCGGCGCGGTGAACATCCGCGTCTGCGTGCTCGACGGCAGCGGTCAGTGCTTCGCCGGTTTCCAGCCGGAAGACCTCGACTACCCGTAGTGCCACCCGTCTGATAAATCTGGCACACCCGCCGCCCGATGCTGGGCGGCATGCAGTCATCGCCCGCTCCAGCCCCCGCCACCTCCACGCCGTTCCAGCTCGCCTGGGGCGCGCGCGTCAGCACCGACTTTGCCCGGCATCTGCTGGGCATCTGCAGCGAATTCGGCTGGGGTCGATCGCACGCCAACTGGCTGATGGCCTGCATGGCGTTCGAATCCGGCGAGACGTTCCGCGCTGACGTACGCAACGCCGCCGGCAGCGGCGCAATGGGCCTGATCCAGTTCATGCCGGCCACCGCGCGCGACCTTGGCACCACCACGGAAAGCCTGGCGGCCATGACCGCCGAGTCGCAGCTGATCTATGTGCGGGCGTACTTTCGCCCCTACGCGCGTCGCATCCAGAGCCTGAGCGACATGTACATGGCCATCCTGCTGCCGAAATACATCGGCACCGCGGAGGGCACCGTGCTGTTCTCCGGCACCGGCGCCAGCTACCGGCAAAACGCCGGGCTGGACGCGAACTCCGACGGAAAAATCACAAAGGGCGAAGCCACCGCACGAGTGGCCGCCATGCTGCAGCGTGGGCTGGAACCGGCCAACGCTGCTGCTTACGTGTGGCCGTAGTTCATGGCCACTTTTTCTCACTGACAGGGGCAACCGATCGCGCGCGGACAAGCGTGGAGGGCGTCAAATGACCACCAGCACCTTCGGGGCCACGATGGACGATCCAAACATTCACGGCGGACTGGGCGGCTTGATCGGGATCGCCAGCGCCGCCGTGGTCGGCGCCATCCTGTGGCTGCGCAAGTTCCTGTCGAAAGACGCCACCGACCGTTCTGCCGATGCGGCCTATCGCGCGCTGATCGAGGATCTGCGCCAGCAGGTCGAACTGGAGCGAGCGCGGGCCAAGGAGCTTAGCGACTCGCGCGACGCCGCCATCCAGCAAATCAGCGGCCTGCGCCAGCAGGTGTCCGACTTGAGCGACCAGGTCGCCACGCTGCAGCGGCAGCTCGCCGCGCTGCAGCCCGCCGCCACGCCGCCATGACCCGGGGGCAAAAAGTGGCGGACTGGTACCGCGGCCATGCGCCCTGGCTCGCGGTGATCACGCTGGCCGCCGCCGCCTTCGGTTACGGCTACTGCCTGGCCACGGTGCAGGCGCGCGCCGACCATGCGGCCGAGGAAACGAAGACCGCGGAGGCCTATCGGTCCGCTCTCGATGCGAAAGACCAGCTCATCAGCCGCCTGGCCGGGTCCGCCGTGAAAGCCTCTGACCAGGCTGCCGATGCGGCCAGCACCGCCGCCAAGGCGGCAGATACGGCCGCCAAGGCGGTCGACACCGCCACGCGCACGCCGGCGAAGAAGCCATGACCCGCCGCGACGACCTGGACCCCGCGCGCGGCATGGCCTGGGGCAGCCTGCTCGGCATCGCGCTGTGGGTCGTCGTGGCCGCCATCGTCGGGGCGATCTACCGATGACCACGCTCCTGCGCTACTGGCGCCCCACTCTGGCCGCCGTGGTGGCGCTGCTGCTGGCCGGCTGGGGCTACACCAGCCTGCGCGCGTACGGCGCCCGCAAGTTCGAAGCCGGTCGCCAACAGGTCCTGGCCGCCGATGCGCTGGCGGCCGCCGCCGCTCGGGCCCAGGCCGACCAGCGCGCCGCCGATGCAGCCACGGCCAGCGCGTCCCTGCACAGCGCCCTCGACATCGCGCTGCCCAAGATCGAGGTCAATACCCATGACGCCGCCGAA